AATAATGGCACATACGCATCGGCTACTGTTATATTTATAGATGATGCTGATGCTAATGGTGTTACAGTTTCAACAGATATTTTAACTTGGGATGATAGTACCTCTACGATCAGAGGTAACTTAATGATCTATGACATTAACGATAGATCAACTTATGCTAGGTTTAATATTACGGGTGCTTCTGTAGATGCTTCAGGATATGTCAAACTAGCAGTTACTCACGTAGCAAGTAATAATACTTTTTCAGCTGCTGACGAACTATCAGTACATTTTTCAAGGTCTGGTAATAAAGGAGATACAGGTTCAACAGGGTCTACAGGATCAACTGGTTCTACAGGTGCAACAGGAGCTTCAGGTACAAACTCACAACTTTCTATGACTTGGAATAGTTCTACTTCAGATGCAGATCCTGGTGCAGGTAAAGTAGCTTTTAATAATGGAACTGTAAGTTCAGTTTCAATTTTATATATAGACGATGCAGATGATGGTGGAGCTGATATATCTTCCTTTGTACAATCTTGGGATGATGTATCTAATGGAACTGCAAGAGGAATTGTAACTGTTACTAAAGAAGGTACACCAGCAACTTTTGCTTTATTTAAAGTAACAGGAGCTGTAACAAATGCAAGTGGATATACAAAAGTTCCAGTAACTCATGTAGTTTCTAATGGTACATTCTCAAACACAGATGGTATTGGAGTACATTTTAGTTACTCAGGAGTTGATGGTTCTGGAAACGTATCTACAGATGGCGTACAGACTTTAACAAACAAAACATTAACTTTACCAAAAATAAATGAAGATGTTACAACAACTTCTACTTCAACAGAATTAAATAAATTAGACGCATTAAGTAGAGGAAGTATTATTTATGGTAACTCTAGTGCAGCTACAGCAATTTTAACTAAAGGTGGTGCTAACACAGTATTAACATCAGATGGAACAGATTTAAGTTGGCAAGCTGCATCTTCTGGTAGAACAGGAACTGTTGATTGGTGTACAACAGCAAAGACTTCACCTTTTACTGCGGTAAATGGAGATGGTTTTTTTGTTAATACATCAGGAGGAGCAATAACAGTTACCTTACCAAGTTCTCCATCAGCAGGAGATATTATTGCACTTAAAGATTATGCAAATACTTGGGATACAAACGCAGTAACTCTTTGTAGAAACAGCTCAAAAATAAATGGTGTTTGTGCAAATACAAATTTAACTACAGAATCACAATCAGTTACATTAATTTATGTAGATGGTACAAAAGGTTGGCAAGATATTCACGATTCAACTTCTGATGTTACAGGTAACCCTGGTTTTATTGCAGCAACAGGCGGAACAATAACAACTTCAGGCGATTACAAAATTCATACATTTACAGGAGATGGTTGTTTTGCTGTTACTAATATTTTTGGAACAGGTGTTGGAGCAAAAGTTTCTTACGCAGTTATAGCAGGAGCAGGTAGTGGAGGTTCTTCAGACAATGGTAATATGGGTGCAGCTGGAGGTGCTGGAGGTTTTAGAGAAGGTAAACAGGCTTGTGCTGGTTACACAGCAAGTCCATTAGCAGCTACTCCTTGTTCAGGTTTACCTGTTTCAATACAAACTTATCCAATTACAGTAGGAGCAGGAGGAGCAGCTCAATCAAGTTCAGCAAATGGTAACGTAGGTTCAAATTCAATTTTTAGTACAATAACATCAGCTGGTGGTGGTGGTGGTGGTTCAGGAAATCCAGTATCAGTAGGTGTTAATGGTGGATCAGGTGGTGGCGGAGGTGGTGGTGGTAGTGCAGTTGCAGGTGGATCAGGTAATACTCCCCCAGTAAGTCCTCCACAAGGTAATAATGGTGGAAGTTCAAGACCAGGTCCAGGTCCATCACACGATTCAGCTTCAGGTGGAGGTGGAGGAGCAGGTGGTGCAGGTGGTCCAAGTCCTGCTGGTTCTACAGGAGGTGCAGGTGGTGCACATATTAATACTTCTATAAATGCAAGTGATACAGAATACGCAGGAGGTGCAGGCGGTACAGGTTCACCAGGAGCTGCAGGAACTCCAGGTGGTGGAGGATCAGGACAATCTAGAAGTCCATCTCAATCAGCAACAGCAGGAACAGCTAACACAGGTGGAAGTGGTGGAGGATCAGGATCTAGTGCAACAAGTGGTGCAGGAGGATCAGGAATAGTAATAATAAGATATAAATTTCAATAATTAAGATAAGGAAAATATTATGGCACATTACGCAAAATTAGGAATAAATAGCAAAGTTATAGCAGTAAATGTTGTAGCTGATAAAGATTGTAAAAATGCTAATAATGTTGAAGATGAAGAAGTAGGTAGACAGTTTTTAGAAAGAATACACAATTACCCTTTATGGAAACAAACTTCTTTTAATACATTTAACGGACAACATAAATTAGGTGGAACACCTTTACGAGGTAACTACGCAGCTATAGGTATGATTTATGATGAAGATAATGATATTTTTATTAATAAAAAACCTTATGCTAGTTGGGTTCTAAATATATCTGAAGCAAGATGGCAATCCCCAATAGGAGATCAACCTACAATATCTGAAGAAGAACAAGATACACATTATTATGTGTGGAATGAATCTAATCAAAGTTGGGATAAAGAGGAAATATAACATTTATGAAAGAGGTGGTTCTTTCAAAAATAAATTTAATTTATGGTTCTGTTGATTTACCAAAAGGTTTTGAAATTAATAGAAATAAAATTAAAACTGATATCATTACATCTTATCTTGATGAAAAAAGAATAAATAATAATTCTCAAGCCTACTCATACAAAGATTATAAAGTTCCTTTTTCAAAACCTTTACAATGGCTACAAGATTATTTAAGAGATAATATTAAAACAGATTATGGTTTTACTTTAATTCCAAAAAATATATTTGGAAATGTTATGCACCCTAAAGAACAATCTTTTTTAAGAAGTCAAATAGAACCTGTAGATTTAATTAATTCACCAGATTATACTTTAATCTATGGTGTAGATGTAGAACAAAATTCTTGTGAGTGTATTATTGAATATGATGATAATAGAAGAAAAAATAGAACGTGGCATTTACCTATAGAAAATAATGAATTTATAATGTTTCCTTCTACACAAAAATATATGTTTACTGAAAACAAATCAAAAAAATTAAATACAATATTAACTATTAATTATGAATTTATCTAATTACTATTGGTACTTCAAATCTGCAATACCACCAAGAATATGTGATCTAATTGTTAAATATGGTAAAGCAGAAAAACAAAGAGAAGTTATGGCTATTACAGGTGGCTTTGGTAGAGATAGAGATTTAAGTAAAAATCCTCTTAACAAAGAAGAAGTAAAAGACTTACAAAAGAAAAGAGATTCTAATATTATCTGGATGAACGACAGATGGATTTATAAAGAAATACAACCCTATATACATGAAGCAAATAAAAATGCAGGTTGGAACTTTGAATGGGATTGGTCAGAGTCTTGTCAATTTACTATATATAAAAAAGGTCAGTATTATGATTGGCACTGTGATGGTTGGGATAAACCTTATATGCAAGAAGGACCTATAAAAGGTAAAATAAGAAAACTATCTGTAACTGTAACATTAACAAATCCAAAAGAATACAAAGGTGGAGAGTTAGAGTTTGATTTAAGAAATGAAGATCCTGATAAAAAACCTAACATAAGAACGTGTACAGAAATATTACCAAAAGGCTCTTTGGTTATATTCCCTTCATTTGTATGGCATAGAGTCAAACCCATAACTAAAGGAGAAAGGAACAGTCTAGTGATATGGAATCTAGGTTATCCATTTAAATAATATGAATGATATAAAACAAGGTGGTAGTAGTACATTACCTAAACCAAAAGGACACGTAGATTTTAAATCTGCGTTTTATTTTCAAACACCAATATGGATTGCAGAAGCTCCAATGTTTTTGAAAAATGCAATTAAACTAACAGATAAGTATTTAAAAAAAAGTCAGAAATTATTAAAAGATAAATTAAAGAATGATCCTAAATGGAAAAAAGAAATAGGAGATTTTGGTTTATCTAATCATAGTGAAAGTTTTTCACAAGACCTAAAAGCAAAAGATTTAGTAGATTTTATTGGTCAACGATCTTATGAGTTTTTAGATTGGCAAGGTTTTGATTTAAAAAATCAAAGCCTACACTTTACAGAATTTTGGGTACAAGAATTTAGTAGTAGAGGTGGTGGTCATCACTCTACACATCAACATTGGAATCAACACGTGTCGGGATTTTATTTTTTAAAGTGTAGTGAAAAAACATCTTACCCTATCTTTCACGAAACAAGACCTGGTGCAGAAATGACAAAGTTACCTTTAAAAAATCAATCACAAATTACAATGGGTACAAGTCAAGTTCATTATAAACCACAACCAGGAACGATGATTATATTTCCAGGTTATGTTCCACACGAGTTTGCAGTTGATGCTGGAATAGAAC